TGATAAGCGGCGTGGTCTGCGCTCGGGTGTTCTACGGCAAGCCGCAAGCCACCGCGGCCGCTTGAGCGCCGGCCCCGCCTTCGACCTCTCCGAAGGCGCCGCATTCGGCGCGCCGCCGATGGCGGCATCAACGCCCGCCAGCCGGCGGGCGTTTTCACCTCCCGGCTCAACCGCCGAAAGCGCGGCGCAACCGTTCCATTTCGGCCCGATTCAAGCGCTTGGCCTCGTCTTCGGCATAGTCACGCTCGCCCGCCTCGTATTTGCCTTCATAGATACAGCTGCTGCGGCTGACCCGGCATTCCAGGCTGACCCGTGACGAGTCGGAGCCGGAACCGGGGGCAGCGGGCGAAGACCAGGGATTGATGGACGAGGAGGAACAGCCGGACATGAGCGCGACAAGCAACAACAGGCCGCCGCGGCTAAGCATTTGAATCGACAACATTTATCCTCGCTCGACAAGAAAAGCTTCAGGGCTCTTTATAACAAGCAGGGGATCGGCGGTACAGGCGTGGGGTCCGGCGGGGGGTCCGGCGGGGGGGCCGGTATGGGGCTCCGGCCCTCAATACGGGGATTCAAGAGCGGCAGATGGCCCGCCAAATGAAAAACCCCGGGACACAGGGATGTCTCGGGGTTTGGGGGACACTGCCGCCGACGTATCGCCAGATCAGTGCCTGAATGGGGTTGGTGCGAAGGAGGGGACTCGAACCCCTACACAACCTAGTATTTATGCGGGTTTCCAGCCATATGCTGTCCGCAGGCTGTCATTTCCTCAGATTTGACAGCTTACGGGACGCACAGGCCGCGCCATGTCTCGTTACGTTCCAGAACCTGGCGCCTGACTGACGCCGGCGTTTGGTCCACCTGCGCGGCCGAGTCGAAGTAGACCGGCCGCGCATGGTCGCAGAACTCAACGCCGACCCTTGCCGGCGGCGCTACGCACCCAACCAGACTTGAGCCGGTCAGCAACAACAGCATCATCCTGGCGGGCCACTTCGTCCTGTACATCACGCATCTCCTGGCGGGCCTTGGCCGCCTGTTCGTTGATCTGCTCGTTTCGCTCCTGGCGCTCGACCTGGCGGCCGGTGGCGCGCCCCCGGTAGAACACGCCCACCAGCGTGCCCAGGAATATGCCGGCCAGCAGCAGCCAGCCCTGCATGCGCTCAAGCCACGTTCGCATTTCGCCCCCCTATCTCGATATAGGCCTGCGTGTGATTGCTGGCCCACTTCTTCCGCAGGGCTGCCCGCTCTTCGGGGGTGCCACGGCTGTACGCGCCAGGGCGCCAGGTGCGCAGGTACAGCAACCATGCACCCTCTTCATCGCCAATGCGCGGCAGGCGGCCCGGGTCGCTCCAAAGCAGCAGGCGAGCCAGGCCGGCCGCCAGCACGTCGTCCTGCTCGATGGCGTTCCAGATCGCGGCGTTGTCGGCCGCCACACCTCGGGCGCGGTACAGTTGCGCCGCCAGATCGCGGGTGGCCGCGTGAGTTCGAACGCCGCTGACCATGCCGCCCCCCTGCTCCGCCTGCCAGAAGCTCTTCGCCGGGCCGGTCGGCCGCGGCGGGCTACCAACAAGTTGCCGCCGGTCGATAAACCGGCTTTCTTGCAGGCCGATAGCCAGCAGCATGACGCGCGCCGCCGGCGTGTCCATGGCGGCCGGCAGCAGCGCCAGCGCCGGAGAAATCGCGGCATCGTTGATCGTCTGAAGATTCATGATCAGCCCTCCCCGCCCGACCGCAGGCCCAACAGCTTTGCCCGAACATCGGCCAGCCATTCCAGCAGCCCCTTCTGCCGCATGCTCGCCATCCAGCGCATGTATGCACCCAGAACCCACCAAGCCGGCAAGCCTGCGAGCAACATGCTCGGCCCCAGCACGTAGAACTTCGCCAACAGTGCGTCATCGCTGCCGGCGCCGTGTTGCGCAAGCCATGTCATGGCCTCCATCAGACCAGGCTTCCAGGCGATCACCGCCCCCGCGAGCGCCGGCCCGAACATGAACGAGCAGGCGACCGTGCAGATGGTCCGTACAGTGAACTCCCGCGCGGTGCGGGGCGGCATGATCAGCAGCCCGAGCATGGCGGCCACGGCGGCGGGAACGCCGTAGGCCATTGCGACTTTCAAGGCCGCCAGGCCACCCAAACCGGTGGAACTCGGTTCCATTCGAATACTCCTTTGATGGGTTTGCATTGCTGCCTCCCGTTGTGTGGACGAAAAAAAAGCCCGCCGAGGCGGGCATCTGATCCGGCATGGTTACAGGCCGGGAATAACGCAAAGCGGAAGCCTGAGCGGTCGCGATGCATAGGGGTTGTAGGAAGGTTGCAGGCCAAAGCCAGTACTCGCCCAGTCATCCGACGAACGCATCTCCACGGTTAGGACGGACAAGCCGCTGTTGACCATGGCCGCGAATGCTGCGGTCGGATAGCCGCCGCCTGCACCATCCGGCGCCTCATAGACGTAGATCAGATCGTTGGCGATGATCCATGGCATCGCCCCCCAGCCGGACATGGCCACCGCGCTGCTCATTGGAGCGTTGCCGAAGGACGGGGACGCCACCGAAGCGATCGACACAATCCTGGGGTACTTGTACTGGGTTGAAAAAGTGAGCCGGCCACTCTCGTCCCACATCTTCAACCCAACATTGGACGGCCCCACCGACATCGGCGTGCCGAGCGTGGACGCCAAGGCCCATTGAAACGAGCCGTTGGACTGATACCTCACGCCCGTCTGCGGCGTCATGTAGGGATTCCGCTGGAAAATCACGAAACCGCCCACAGACACCCCGGCAGCTGGTCGGATCATGAACACGGGGCATTCGGGCCATAGGTCGGGGATTGAGATGTTCCCGCCGTAGATGTCGGCCCCGGCGCTCCCCGACGCCACCACGCGAAGATGCGGATACCTCGCGTTGAGTTGTTCCACCCCCGAGGGGGTATAGGTCAAAAAGTTGGCGGTTGCCATTAGCGCCTCATAACTGCATATGTCACGGTCAACGGGAATCCCTGTGCGCCAAAGGTGCTTGATCGTCGAAGAACAAAGCTCCCGGCCCCATACTGGATGTAGCAACCGGACGAGGCCACGACCATCCACGAATCATCCGAAACCAGGCCCGGCGCGCTCACCGTCGTAGCATCCACCCCCGCTGGCAGGGTGATGCTGCCCGCATACATCTGTTTCGTGATGCGGTCGGTAAGATCGAGGATCAGGTTTCCGTTGATATCCCAAGCCCGGATTCCCGTACTCATATGTCGATCCCCATCGCCAACGCAATCTGCCCGTTCGGGTAGTAGATGCGCGTGGCCGTCGAAGTATCGGTGCGCCGGCCGCCCGCTCCGGTCCCGTTGTTCTCAAACGTGCCCGACTTCGACAAGCGCCACCCCTGAGAGTTGGCGACAAAGTTGTTGGACTGGATGTAGTCGCCGATCTTGGCGCTGGTGATCGTGCCGTCTTGGATGAAGGCGGAACGGATGAACGTCTGGCCGTTCTCGATGGCGAAGGGCGTCGAAACCACGCCATTCGCCAGGTTGATCAGCGCCAGGCGGTCGGCCAAGAAAAGAACCTGCGTTTGCATGCCCACAGGCGTGTTTTCGACGCTCACGCCCATGCCGGCGCCGTAGTACTTCCCGTCGACCGTGACGCCCGCCTTCACGCTAATCATCGCGTTCAGGCCGTCTTGGACCTGCTTGATCTCGGCGGCCGCACCGCCCCCGGACTCGATCTCTTCCTGCAACTCCTGGCCAAGCATTGACTTGTTGATCTTGCCGCCGATCTGCTCAAGGATAGGCCCCGCATCGGAACTGGCCTGCCCTCGCACACCAATGCCGGACGCCGCGGGATACCACTCCCCCGCTACCCCGTTCTTGTCGACCAGCCGCGCCCAGAACCACAGTTCCTGGCCAGCGCGCAGACCCAGCAGCGTGTGCGTGTTCTGCGGGTAAGCGAAGACGCCCAGCGGGATGGCTGATTCGAAGCTGGAATTCTGCGAGTAGTAGATTTCCGTGCGCTCGATGATCGACGGCCCAGGCGGTAGGCCCCAGTCCAGCTGGATGGCAAACAGCAGCCCGGTGGCCACCAGACTGGTCACCACCGGCGGCGGCCCGACAATGCCGTCCAGCTGGGTCAGCGGGGAGGTGGTCCAGATCGACGCCACGCCCAGCGAGTTCAACGCTCGCACGCGGAACGTGTAGCCGCCGGCGTAGATGTTCGGCACCTCTACCCGCGTGTAGCCCGTGCGCGGCAGGTTGATCCAATCGGAATTGTCCCGGCGCCACTGCACCTCATAGGCCACCGCGCTATCGGCCGCCTTCCATTCGAAAACGGCGGTGTGATTGGCAATGCCCTGGCTAACGATGTAGTACGCGCTGATCTTCGGTTCCGTCGGCGGCGACTGCACGCCAGGCGGCACCACCGAAATCGGCGGGCGGTCCAGGCGCGTGCCGAAATCCACGTTGTTGAACTTGCCCGGCTCGTGCTGGATGGCCGAGATATCGGCCAGCACCCCGTCCTTGCGCTTGATGCTCAGGACGCGGAACGTCTGCGCCGACAGCGCTTCGGATTCCAGCGTCCATACGCATTCCGGCTCCGGCACCTCGGAAAACGGCGTCTGGACGTCGATATGCATGGCCGTACCGGGCAAGCCAATCATGTCCGTCGTCAGCTTCGTGGAGTCGTAGCTGTAGACGCCGCTGTCCAGCGTCAACGGCTCGCCCATTGCCGACGACACAACCCGCGTTTCGGACTTGCCGCTGGGCAGGTTCACGGTCAGGCGGTCACCCGGCCGGATGCCCAGCTCGGCGTCCACCACGATGCGGCTTGCTGTCGCTTCCCGGATGCGCCCGCCGATACGCCGGCCGGCCAGATGCTGGTCCGCGACTCGGATGATGCTGCCAGGGCGGACCTGGCATTGCTCCAGGCCGACGCTGAAGGTGACGCCGCGGGTCTCCAGATTGGAGGTCAGCAAAAGCCACTTTCCGACCCGGTTCGCCTGGCCGCGCGACGTGCAGCCGAAGGCGGTGACCTCCAGCTGCTTGATGCCGTAGCGCGCGATGCCTTCCCGGTTTTCGACGTACTCGACCTTCTGGCGCCCCATGTCCGTCAGATCGCACCAGGACACCAGCGCGACCGTGTAGCGCGTGTTCAGCGCCGACCCGGTGTAGGAGAACCGGCCGTCAATGACGTTGGCTGACGAGTAGGTATAGACCGGATCACCCGGCATGTCGGCCACGGCGATCACCGAAGAATTCGCCCAGTACGCCATGCCGCGAAACACCGATGCGAGATCCTGGATCACCCGGTACGCGTCGGCCGTCGTCTGAAGGTAGACGTTGCAGGTGAAGCGCGGTTCCTTCCCTCCGAAACCATCGTCCACCAGTTCGTCGCAGTAACGCCCGATCTGGTACAGGCCCCACTTGTCCAGCCAGCCGGCCGGAACCCGCTCACCCAGGCCATAGCGGTCGTTGCCGACCAGGTCGAAGAACACCCAGGCCGGGTTATCGGTCCACGCCGTCTTGAAAGTACCGTCCCAAGTTCCGATATAGGCGCGCGTCTCGGGGTCGTAGTTGCCGGGCACCCGGATGATGCGCCCCTTCATGTCGTAGGCGCGCGTGGGCACGCTTTGGAACTGCGCCGCGTCAATCTTGATCCCGACGACGGCAGACATGGGATAACGCAGCTTGGCGTCGATCACCTCGGTTACGGCGTCGACGATGGTGCGATCCGCGATCGTGTTGCTGTTCGCGTTGGCCGTTAGGCGCCGAACGCGAACGCTCCACCCCTGTTGCGCACCGGCCGGCAGGTCAATGCGATGCGACCGCGCATAGCGCTGCGTGGTCTTTCCGTCGAAGGCGCTGGCCAGCACCTGCTGGTAGGCAGCACCATCACGGCTCACGTCGATTGCGTACTCGACCCGATAGCCATTGATCCCGTTACTCGACGCGTCGACCTTGCTCAGGCCTTCGACGGCCAGGGTAACCCGCACAGCAGACAACTGGCGATTGGTGAACAGGCGGACCCAGGGTTGCGTGGCCTTCAGTTCGGTGTTGACGCCAATGGTGTTCTCGGACGCCGGGAATCCAGGCAACGGGTCTTGCCATTGCGTGCCAGTCCGGAAGTCGATCGACACGTTGGAAAAGTTCAGCGAGCCGTCGGCATTCGCAACGGGCGTGCCATTCAGGTATACGTCGCGCAGCGCGCCACCGAGGCCATGCACAGGGCCGTAGATCTCGCCTTCGCTCAACAAATCGATGACGCGGGCATAGGCGATGCTATGCAGGCTATCCGGGGCCTCGCTGGGGCCTCGGCCACCACCGCCGCCCTTGCCGCCCTTATGGCCGACGACAGGCGCGACTTCACCCAGACGACGCCCATAAAAAAAGGCACCCGAAGGTGCCTTTCTGCGTTGCCTCATTTTCATGCCTGATCCTCAGAGAATATTCCGGCCGAGACCGTCGCGCTGCCGATAATCATGCGTCCGTACAACACCGGCACCGGGTTGCCCTGGGCCGACGTGTTCACCGGTCCATTGAAGTTGTAGGAAGCCCCGTTCTCCGGACGATCGGCGGCACTCAGCGCTCGCTGTTGGGGCGAGAGCATCTGCACCACACCACCGAGAGCCAAGGACACACCCATGGAGAGCATCATCGGAGCCGCGATTGCGCCTTGCGAACCCAGCGCTGCAAAGCCCATTGCGGGCGCAAAATAGACGGCCGCGACGATGAGGGCAGCGCCCAACACGGTCTGGAACAGCCCGCCGCGTTTACCACCAGCAGGCATTGGCGCGATGCGGATATCGGCGTCCCCGACCGGATGCGAAAGCTGGTCCTCCGTCAGGTTCCGCTTTCCGACGAAGCAGGCGTAGGCCACGCCCTGGCCGGCGCTGGACGCCATCTCAGCTTCAAAGCCAGGCACCAGCACGCAGAGCGCGCGGACGGCCTCTGCGGTGCTGTTGACTGCCAGCCTATGCACCCGGCCGAATTGCACGCCGAGGCGCCCGTATAGCCGTACGGTGCGTAGTGTTTCGTTCATCCTTCATCCTTGATATCGCAGGATCAGGCGCGTTGCCTCGCGCCAATAGCCGCCATACACCACCCGTTCGGACTGGCGCCCGTAGAGGTGGTGCAACATCGCGTCCGGCACCGAGAACAGGCCCGGCGCTTCCTTCAGCCCCTCGGCGCCCAGGAACACGCCGGCGTGGTTGGCGCGGTTGGATCGGACCTGCATCAGGATCACGTCGCCTGGCGCCATGTCCTCGCCGGCCTGCAGCGGCCGGAATCCCGCCTCGGCGTAGTGGTCCATGTACAGGTCGCCTTTGCGGCCTGGCTCCCACCAGCCGTCATCGCGCTGGAAGTCCAGCAGCTCGATGCCGCGCTCGCGCTTGTACCAGTCCCGCACCAGGCTGTAGCAGTCCAGCACGCCATGCGCGAACTGACGGCCCAGCAACGGGGCCTGAAAGCCCACCGGCGTAAAGCCCCGCACCTCGCCCGCCACCACGGCGCCGTCGTCGTTCTTGGCCACGGCCACGATGAACCAGGGAAGGCCCGTAGCCTCGCAGGCCACGCGATCCGCCTCGCTGGGCGCCGGCGTCTCGTCGGGATGCGAATGCACGATTGCCACGATCCGGCCGGTGTCTTCGGCGGCGGCGTAGTCGTCGGCCGCCAGCACGAAATGGTCGGCGCTGGCCGCCGTATTCCGGCACGGTACATACACCTCCCGGCGCGCCGCCATCACCACCAGCCCGCAGCACTCGCGCGGATACTCGGCCACCGCGTGGGCGCGGATGGCCTCCATCGTCTTCTTGCGCATGTCTATCCCCTGATCAGGTCGGCCGAGGGGAACCCGCCGAAGTTGATGACCTCATATTCACCGAATCGCTTCTTGCAGTCCGACATGAGGCCCGAGCAGCGATCGCGCGCCGGGTCCGTGACCGGGTTGCCGGCCAGGTCAAACATGCGGCTTCCGGTGTAGCCGCAATACGGGCCGCGGTAGCCGCCCTTGCGCAGCCAGCTACACACGCCGGCGAGAATCGGCCGGCTGGGCAGCTGCTGACCGTCGAAGTCCAGCGCGCTCGACAGCTGGAATTCCACCACCTCGGCGGTTTCGGCCGTCTTCTGCTGCACAATCCAGACCTCCGGCGGCAACTCTTCGGCGGGGTTCGCCGTGGGGTTACCTTCCGCGAAATTCCGGGCGTCAAGATAGCTACCCAGTGTGCGCCGCACCCGCACCCAGGCGCCCACCAGATCATCCAGCGCGATACACAGCGACGAGATGACGCCGGCGATCGGCTTGCCCTCGGCGTCCGCGCCGATGTTTCCGACCGACAGCGTAGGTGTGGGCTGCTGGCCGTCGCCCACCTGCTCGAAGCCTTCCGCCGTGATCGCCCACGGGTCGTACTGGTTGCCTTGCCACCAGATAGGGCCGACCTGCGTGTAGCCGTGGAAGCGCTGTAGCGTCCCGCCGATCGGCGTGGCGTCCAGCTCGTAGAGTTCGACCAAGTCGCCGACCTCCAGTTTCTGCACATCTGCATAGATCCGCATGCCGCCCCCCCCCTATGCCTTCAGCGTCGCGGCGAAGATGAACAGGTCATCCATGTTTTCCCGGGTCAGCCCCAGCTCGTCG